GTGCTAGTATAGTATAATTACTATATTACTTGAGACCTGTTTTTACGACTATGGACTATTACAAAACATTAGGGATTGGCGAAAACGCTGGCCCAGACGAAATTAAAAAAGCCTACAGAAGCTTGGCTAATAAACACCATCCGGATAAGGGTGGCGATCAAGCCAAATTCAAAGACATCAGCGTGGCATACGATAATCTAAGTGATCCTCAAAAGAAAGCCGAATACGACCAACAACGCATGTATGGCGGTGGCCCACAAGTTCGTTTCACTACCGGGGGATTCGACTTTGGAGATGCATTTGGTGGAGGAAATCCATTTGGTCAAGGACATCCGTTTGGTGATATCTTTGGACAGGCACGTGGTGTTAGACGAAACCGAGATTTAAATATTCAATGTCAAGTTACCCTACTTGACTCATACTTAGGTAAACAGTTAGAAGCTAATTATAACTTGCCTAGCGGTAGACCACAAACTGTAGTCATTAATGTACCGCCGGGTATTTCACATGGTGAAACTATTCGATATAACGGATTAGGTGATGACAGTGAACCTCGAGCTCCAAGAGGAAACTTAAACGTAACAGTAGTTGTGTTGCCCGATGTAAACTATCGTAGAGAAGGTGACGATTTAATTACTACTATACACGTTACACCAATCGAGGCTATGATTGGATGTAAAAAAACTGCACATCTTATTACAGGTAAAGAGTTAACAATCGATGTTCGTGCAGGAGTAGAGTCAGGTACTGAGTATGCTAGTTTNGGACAGGGGTTTTCAAATCCNCATTCTGGTAANAAAGGTCGATTTGTAATTTTTATAAACATTAGAACGCCATCAATTACTGATCCGGCGCTAATTCAAGAGTTAAAAGATTTAGATGTTCGAATTAATCAAAGACCCTAATCCAATACTAAAGCAACAGGCAGTACGTTGGGATTTCAAACAACATGTCAATGCCGAGGCAGTAGAACGTGAAATGCTAGAAACTATGAACTCCGGTGGAGGAATTGGGTTAGCTGGGAATCAAGTTGGACTATTACACAGAGTGTTTGTTATGAAATTGACAGACGGTCGTGAAATAGGTTGTTTTAATCCGTGGATCATGTTCGGCGATAACGATAAGATATTGGGTGAAGAGGGTTGTTTAAGTTTTCCAAATCTTTGGCTTAAAGTTGAAAGACATAATAAAATTACTGCCGCATATCTTGACAACACGGGCAAAGACTGTATAATAGAACTTGAAGGCCTGGATGCTAGATGTTTCCAACATGAATTGGATCACTTAGACGGAGTAACATTTACAGAATATGTAAGTGATTTAAAATTAAAGATGGCGCAGAAAAAACAAAGGAAACTAAATGGTAGAACCAAGTGATAACCTACAAGCAGTATTTGAAAAAGCAATAGAGACTGCTAAAAAACTACATCATGAATATTTGACGATTGAGCATTTGTTGTTTGCAATGTTGCTCGAAGAGTCATTTAGTAAGTGTGTCCAAGGTTATGGTACTAATGTAGACGATCTTAAAAAGAATCTCGCATCGTACTTAGAGCATAAGTGTGCAGAAATTACCGTACAAGATGTTGTAGTTAAACCTAAGAAAACACAATCAGTTGAACGTATCTTAAATCGTGCATTCACGCAAGTGTTGTTTAACGGACGTCAGCGGATTGAACCTACAGATGTGTTCCTTGCCATGATGGGTGAAAAACGTAGCTGGGCAAATTTTTATATAGCCCAAGCTGACATTGATAAAGACAAATTTGCAGACTACCTAAGCAATACATTAGAAGAAGACGAAGTGGAAGAACAAGATACTGGTAGTAACAAAGCATTAAACGCATTTACAACAAACTTAAATGACGCAGTAAAGAAAAGCAAGATTGATCCAGTTATTGGTCGTATAGACGAGTTAGAAAATATTGCTCTTGCAATGGGACGTAGAAGTAAAAACAACGTGATTCTAGTTGGAGATCCGGGTGTAGGTAAGACTGCTATAGCAGAAGGACTTGCTTATAATATCGTTAAGGGTGCTGTACCGGACTTTCTAAAAGACTATACAGTTTTTAACTTGGACATTAGTGCTATGTTAGCCGGAAGTAAGTATCGCGGAGACTTTGAAGAACGTTTTAAAATGGTCTTAAAAGGTCTTGCCAAGAAAGGCAAAACTATTCTGTTCATTGACGAAGCACACATGATTAGCGGTGCCGGTAGCGCAAGTAATAGTGCAAATGACTTGGCTAACATGATGAAGCCTGCATTGAGCAAAGGTAATATTAAAGTTGTAGCGTCAACTACATGGGAAGAATATCGCAAGCATTTTGAAAAGGATCGTGCGCTTATGCGCAGGTTCCAACGTATCACAGTTGACGAGCCAACACAAGAAGTAACATTACAAATTCTTAAAGGTATTAAAAAATACTACGAAGAATTCCACAAAGTTAAAATTAAAGATGATGCACTACAAGCGGCTATAAAGTTGAGTGTTAAGTATCAAGCAGATAAGAAGTTGCCAGATAAAGCTATTGACCTAATCGATTTAGCTTGTTCAAGATTTAATTTAAAACTTGCAGATGATCGAGTTATTACAGAACACGAAATCCAATACGAATTAAGTCGTGTGGTCCAGATGCCCGAAGAAGTTATTGCAGAAACAGAAAGCTATAATCTAAGCACACTACAAGAAAAAATTGCGTCCGATGTTTACGGACAAGAAGTTGCAATTACTGAGATTGTAGATAAGATCATGGTATCGCAAGCCGGACTAAAATCTGAAAACAAGCCAATTGGTAGTTTTGTGTTTATGGGTCCAACTGGTACAGGTAAGACTGAAACTGCTAAATCGCTTGCTAAACATCTTGGAGTTAAGCTACTACGATTTGATATGTCAGAGTATCAAGAGAAACACAGCATCTCTAAGCTAATTGGTAGTCCTCCGGGATATGTTGGCTTTGAAGAAAATGCTGGGTTGTTGATTACACAGATCCAAGAAAATCCAAATGCAGTTTTGTTGTTAGACGAAATTGAAAAAGCACATCCAGACGTTGCAACCGTATTGTTACAAGTTATGGATAACGGATTCATTACTGGTTCAAACGGAAAGCAAGCAGACTGTAGACAAATTGTTCTTATCCTTACCACTAATGCTGGCGCACAAGCCGCTGAAAAGAATCAAATTGGCTTTGGCGCACAAGAAAAAGATTATTCAGATGCAGACTTGAAGAAATTTTTAACACCTGAGTTCCGTAATCGCTTAGATGGTATCATGACATTTACCAAGTTGACTAGAGAAACAATGACTAAAATTGTTGTTAAATTTATCGACGAATTGCGTGAACAAGTTAAAGACAAGGGTATTCGTATTAAGATCAATAAAGAAGCCACTGAATGGTTAATTGACAAAGGCTTTGATCCTAAGATGGGTGCTCGACCGTTACAACGTGTGATTGACAAGGAAATTAAACGTAGCCTTGCTAAGATGATGTTGTTTGGTGATTTGAAAAGCGGTGGATGGTTAACTATCAGTGTTGATAATGATCAATTACAGTTGATTGCTAAATCAAAAATATCTAATAAAGTACCATTACTTTCAGTTAATGCTATCACAGAAGATGTTGTACAAGATAACTAAGAAATTATTCCATGGCATATATCAGTACAAAATTGTGTTGATATGTGCCGGTTCTGGTTGGTTTAGATCAGGCAACTGGGACGACACGTTAACTCAACTTAAAAAGATTGACATTACTACAGGTGAAATGAAGGGGAATCCTTACTATAGATCTTACGGATCTGGAATTAAAACGCAAGAAGAGTTAGACTATGCATTTAAATTACAACATCTATTATCAAAATTAACAGACATTGAACTTAGGGTAGAATCTCCCTGGGTTAGCATTTACACTAACACTAAATCAAATATAACTGCATTAACTAAACTTAGTCCATATAATGTAAAATATGTGTCGTTGCCACCAGTGTCAACAGCACTACAAGAAAATACGATCATAATGCCTAAGATAAACTTTGATTATAAAGTTACTATAGGTAAAACAATACAAGAACATAGTGCATTTATACAGTGGGCAGAAGGTAATGCAAAGTTAAAGTTAACTAAGAGCGTTAAGAAAGAATTAAGCAAACATAGGAGTTGGGGTGGTGCATATTTCTACTTAACAGGTGATAATAATCTCTTAATGGCTAAAATGCACTTGGGCGGCTCTATAAACAAAGTAGAACGCATAATCAAAGCGTAATCTTAAAATCCCGTTTACGATAAATACACTATCCGCACAGCTTAGGTGCGACTATAAAGAACGGGCTAAAAAATGCGCATTAACGAACTATTAGAAGCTAAAAAGTTTGATGATTCAGACTTTGTTAAAGATAAAGAAGGCAGTCGCGAGATTGACTACGATTTAACGGAGGATTTGGTATTCTTCATGAATAATGACGATGATACGTATCGACGTCACGTTTACCCAAGTATCAGTAAATGCATATCCAGCGTTAAGCAAAATAGAGATATTGCTCCTAGCATTTTCCAAGATGCTGTGCGAGAAGGCTACAAAAACTACATTGAGCGATTTCCAATCCGAGAGCTTCCAGAATCCATAGACGATAAACAATTAAGAGAAGTTTGTAAAAAGATGGTTGAAGAATTTAAAAGCCATCACGATGATGGAAAGTACAAGGATTAATTGTGTTACTAAGAGAATTGTTCCTTCGTGAAGCGACTGCTCCTGTTGATGACAGCATGGAAAAATATGGACGTCCGTTTAATCACCCAGAACATTTGGTATTCTTTAAAGGCAGTAACGGCACAATAGAAGCATTAAATCATTTTAAAGAAATTGCCACTGAAGAAGAAGGTGCTACTACNGTTAGAGGCAAGTGGGACGGTAACCCTCAGATATATTGGGGTAGAGAAGTTGCTAATGGTCCGTTAATACTAGCAGGGCATAATCAGTGGTCGCGTGGAGTTAAAGGCGACAGTAAAGAAGCAGTATACGATTTCATTGCTAACCAGAGCGGTAAGGCAAAAACTCCCGAAGATCAAAAACAAAGGCAAGGCTTTGCTAACAACTTTGCTGGCCTATATCCGTTGTTCGATGCGGCAACTCCTAAAGACTTTGTTGGTTTTGTATATGCAGATAGTTTGTTTGGTGTTGATCCAGCTTTGAACAAAGAGCTAATTAAAATGGAAGGATATTCTAAGGGAGTCTGGACATTTGCTCCTAATCCAAAAAGCAATACAAGATACTATGTTGATAAAGCTGGCGAGTTAGGAACTCGTATTAATAGTGCTAAGGTCATGGTTGTGGGACATGCTATGTTTGATACATTTGGCGCTCCTGACAGAACACAAACACCACTAGACGACTTCGATATGTTTAATCAAACCGCAGGGCTTGTTGTTCAAGGCCCAGTTTACACAAAGGGCGGTAGCGGACAAGACACAACACAAGTTGATAATTTGATAGACGAAGTTATTAACGAAGTCGATGGTGTTGGTGCCAACCTCGATGCATTTATTGCCAGCTTGCCTGATCCAGATAAGAATGGTGTGTTTTATCCTTTCTTTAATGCTATGAGTAATTTACATGCTAACAATGAGCAAAGCTTCAATAGCATTACCGGCGATACGTTTATAAACTGGATGTCTAAGAAGGGCATTAGTACTAAAAAACAAGAACATATCATTGCAATGATTAAAGCACATCCCGGTGCATTTGACTCAATGTTGAAGCTAATCAAAGACATACGTAACATGAAAGACCAAGTATATGCCGCATACCAAAGTCAGGGGCGACCTGAGATATGGGAAACTAACGGAGAAGGTTACGTTCGCTATGCTCAACCAAACCATAAATATGGTAATATAAAGATTGTTCCAACTACTTGGGCACCAGGGAAGAAACCAGCATGAGATTAAGAGAACTATTCGAAAACGTTTACGAAGCACCTGAAGAAGCAAGCACCGAATTTGACGGTGGTTTAAAAACTATTGGTATCAGTTACGGTCGCTTTAATCCTCCACATAAAGGCCATAANGCAGTATGGAAGGCGGCNAGTGCTAATCCTATTTGGTTTATTGGAACTAATCAATCTACAGAAAATGCAGATAATCCATTACCTTATGATGTTAAATTACAATGCATGGCCGCAGTTTTTCCGGCAGTTGCTGGACACGTAGTTCCTGAACAAAGTTTATTAACATTGGCAAGTAGCGTATACGAACAGTACGGTGAAAATGTTCAGTTGAGAGTTTATACTGATGAAGACTGGTTAGTTAAAACATTAACGCAGTATAACGGCATCATGGAGCAGAAACATGGTGGATATAAATTCCAACAGATTGACCACATTAAAACACAACGACTAGCAAGTTCTACTGAGCTACGCAACGCAGTACGTGCCGGGGATCCTAAAAAGTTCTATAAAGAAATGGGTATTGATGCAAATACACAAATTGAATTTAACGAACGTAACTTACCTGCATTTGAATTAGTTGCACACTTCCTTAAAAAATATCCAGAAAAAGTTAAGAAAGCAGAAGTTGCTGAAACTAAACAGGCCGGTAAAGGTGGAATGAAAAAGATTGATCCTACCCACAAAGCGGCTATGAGAAATGCTAGTACGCTTCCTGGTTTAAATATGAGTACCGGCAGTGGCGGTGCATATATGAATTATCGCATGGGTATCGCACTAGCAGGTGCTCCAACATTCCCTACTAAGATGGAAGCTGACAACTGGATTGGCGGAGATCCGTTGATTAGTTCGTATACTGAAGAAGAATTTGAAATGGTCAAAGCGGCCGCACTACAAGTTGGTGCTGGAACTATTGAAAACTGGTCCGGTAAGCGTAGTGAAGAGGTTGCTGATGTAAATAAAACTAGCGCAGTGGCAAAAGTTAAAAAGAACAAATACGGAATTTAAAATGGACGAAAAATATCACTTGGCATTAAAAACAGCATTTGCTAGCTCATATAGTTTTGTGCTCAAAGCACAAAACTTTCACTGGAATGTTGAAGGACCTTTATTTGTACAGTTACACGAACTGTTTGGAAATATTTACGAAGAAGTCTACGGCAGTATTGATACATTTGCTGAAGAACTTCGTGCATTACAAATATACACACCCGCTAGTCTTCAAAAATTTAGTATGCTATCTCTAGTGCAAGACGAAAACGAAATAACAGATTTTCAATCTATGTTACGCGAACTACTAGCTGATAGCGAAAAGATGGCACAATTATACAAAGTAGTGTTTGACATGGCCGAAGCAAACGGAGATCATGGATTAGCAGATTTCCTTGCTGGACGCCAAGACTCACATAAAAAGCATAGTTGGATGTTAAGAAGCTGTTTAAAATGAAACAATACAAGATCACAACACAAGATTTAAATCAAACGTCAGATGACGATTGTTATCTTGCGCCTAATGATCCCATACACGAACTTAAAGCACTAGCAGGACTAGGCGGATTAGGTGGCGAAGCTCGATTACATGAGTATCGTGCTAATCAAGGCAGTAATATATCAGTAACAGGAATGCAAAATCAGGAACTTGAAAGAAAACACAGTATTAGACCCGGCACTCCTGAATGGTTTCAACTTTGGTTTAGTTTGCCTTATTTGACAGGCGAAAAGAAGGTAGGAAAATAATATGAAAATTATGGAAATTTTATCAGAAATACGTGGCCGTAGAGATGCTTACCAACGTGATTACGACAGTAGCGTAAGCGGATTTGGTCGCAAAGACAGTCTAGCATATCAACAAGATGGCGGAGCAAATGACGAAGGGTGGGATAGAGAAGAACAAGATTCTGATGATTCCCCGCATGATGTACACATTGACGGTCGCAAGTGGAAGTCTTTTGATTCCCACAGTCATGCTAGTAATGTAGCTCGTAAACTACAAGCTAAGGGTAAAAATGCCACTGTAAAACGCTCTTTAGAAGAAAATGCTACAGCAGGTGCAACAAGTACAGCTAATATTGGAACAGTAGTTAATCCGCATCATAGCCCGGGTAAAGCACGTGGTAAAAAGAGTTATTTAGGCAGTCCAGGGTCTGGATCTGGCACTAAGGCGCCGCCACAACCTCAAGTAGTACAGCCTAAAAACAAGAACGGGACTGCTAAAAACGGTATAGATATTAAGGGTGCTAGCATCTTTGGCGGGCCAGCAAACGAGTCAACAGTAATCAAAAGACGCTAAATACATAAAGACAACGGAGTTTCAAAACATGAACGATATGCAATCACAACAATCAAATCAACCATTAGATAACGGCGAAACCGATCGCGAAGGCGCAATGGCTCGTGCAGATCTATACAAATTAGCTAACTACTCATTAAAGTTATTTAAGAAGGTCCAAGATGAGGATCAATTAGAAGCATGGGTACAGGCTAAGATTACCAAAGCCGCTGACTATATTGCCAGCGTGTATCACTATCTTGAATACGAAATGAAATTTAGTGAATACGGTGATCATTTAGCTAACGCTGAAGTATACTCCGAAGGTGTAAGTCCAGAACTTAAAAATAAGTTAATGGAAGCCAAGTCTAAAATTGCACAACTTAAGAAACTCCAAGCTGAGAAAATGCATGAAGCTACTGTTATTGGTGCTGGCAAAGAAGAACCTTGCCCACATTGTGGAGGCGCTGGTCATGTTGTTAATCCAGGCCGTGAAGTTCCAGGACACGTTCAGTCTAAAGTTGAAAAATATAAGCGTTTAACCAAAGCTACTCATGCGGCTCACAAGCGTATGGATGCTAATGGTGACGGCGTTGTTAGCAAAGAAGAAGAAGAAAACTTTGCCAAAGCTGAAAAGAAAGCTCCAGCTCCAAAGAAGAAAGAAGCAAAGACTGATGAAACATATGGCCAAGGCGTATATGAATCAGAATTAAAGAAAACTGGCGATACAAAGAAAACACGTACAGGTGTATTGACCAAGACTGACACTGGTGTTGTTCATAAGAATACCAGCTATGCAGATGACGGTGATGCTGAAGAAAAATCAGGCAAGGGTATTAAGACACATGCTAAATCACAGTCAGCCGCTGAAAAGAAAGAAAAAGCGCCTGCACAAAAGATGTCACCAAAGAGTGCTGGTACATGGGGCATGTCAAACAGCGAAAAGTTTGACAACCGTAAAGTTTCCGAAGCCAAAGGTAAAAAGCCAGACTTCCTAGACATGGACAAAGACGGCGATAAGAAAGAGCCAATGAAGAAAGCAGTTGCTGATAAAAAAGCAGGTCCAACGAAAGGCGTAAATCCATTTGCTAAGAAAGTTGACGAAGCTCTTAAAGGCAAGCAAAAGAATTTAGATGTTGATGATGATGGCGATATCGAAGCCGACGACCTAGCTGACTTACGTGCTGGTAAAAAAGAAAAGAAAGTTAGCGAAGCCGCTAAAGAAAAATGCAATCACACAGCTAAAGGTAAAAGTTGTCCAGTACACGGTCTAAAAGAATGTGGTAGCATGTATGAAGCCCAGAAGACAATGAGTCGTGCGGCNAANGGTCATGAAAANTATGGCAAAGAAGGCATGGCTGCGTTGGCCAAAGCTGGTAAAGAAGGCAAAAGCCTAGAGCCAGTTAGAGCCAAATACAACAAGTATGACGAAACAACTGAACCTAAAGACCTTCCAAAGAAAGGTGAAAAGATCGGCAAAGAAGGCAACAAGTTTGGTAAAACAGTAAGTGATGCAAAGAAAGCCGGCGATACAACTATGACTATCAACGGCAAGACAATGCCAGTCAAAGAAGCAACTAAGTTAGCCACATGGAAGAACAAGGCCAACTCAATGAGCGAGTTATTAGATTCAATGNTTGAGTCAGCTGGCACAAGCGAAGAGCAAAAAATGAAAGGTCGCATGCCTGATGAAGATGCAGAACTTCTACAAGCCGCAAGTTGGGCGGCTGAGCAAGATAAAGAAGGATTNGAAGCGGCAGCGGCACAAGGTCCAGAAGCACTAACGCAATTTATCTCAGGTATGATTCAACAAGCTAGTGAGCAAGGCGGGATGGAAGCACCTGCGGCAGCTCCAGAACCAATGAAAGGCGGATACGGATCAGGTATGAACAATCCATCTGTGGCNCNAGTTGAAGATGCTAATGTTCAATACAACGAATCAATTAGCCGCATGAAACAATTAATGACCCGTTTAAACGGATAATATAATGGACATGAAGCGCATTTTACAGGCGTTAGATACTGCTTCTACAAAGCCTGTAGAAGGTGCTAACGACATGAAGAAATTTTTGTCAGTTGTAACTGAAAGTGCTAATCCGCATAAAGTTGCACTGCCTGTACAAATGGCAATGCAACATTATCAAGTTCCTAAAGCAGAACCTGTAATACCTACTGTAACTAAATCACTGTTACTTAAAAAATACTTTGAAGAATCAGAAGAAGTTGAAGCACAAGCTCTAGCTGAAAAGCGTGAGCGTCTTCGCATGTACAGTCAAACAATTGCCGAACGTGTATTGATGAAAGAAAGTCGTACTGACGAAACTCCAATTGAGATGACAGGCGATGCTAATGATCCTGTAGTGTACGGTCATGAAAAAGCTAACCCTATGAGCCTTAAAGGGCGTATCCAACAAACAAGAAATCAACTCAAAGAATTGGCTAATATGGCTGAGAGTGATGAGCTAGTTGTTTGGGAAAAAATTACGCAATTGGCCAAAGGTGGCATGTTTATGGGATTAGAACAGAACTTAGAACAAATTCGTCATGGCATAGAACAACTGGCGGCCAAGCGNAAGCAAGGTGGAGTTGCTAGTCGTGGCATTGATAAGAACATTGGTGAGGACAACGATCCTTGTTGGAAAGATTATAAACAAGTTGGTATGAAGAANAAAGGCGGAAAGTCTGTGCCTAACTGTGTACCTAAAAAATAATAGGAAGAGAGACATGGATTTAAGATCATTAATTAATAAACTAGACACTATTGAGCAACGTACTTTA